TCATTTCGTGGTACCTTCCTCTCGAGTATCCGTGTCGGGGACGAATTTCATGATATTAGATATATCACAGTCTAATGCTTTGCATATCCGCAGGAGCACTTCGGTATTTACATTTTCACCTTTGCCGAGTTTGGCAATTGACGCAGAACTGATACCTGTCAGTTTTCGCAAGTCCTGCTTGTTCATTTTTTTGTCGATTAATAACTTCCATAGGCTATTGTAATTAAAATGCACGATATCACCTCATATCACTATTCATGGTACTGCGGTACATCAAATTTGCAATCGTGCAAAAAGCCGCATCGTTCTTTACCAACAATGCCGGTAAATACAATTCGTTTCACGCCGTTTTGTTCATAATCAAGATTTGGCAACGTGCGTTTATTCTCAACAATTATCAACTGTCCCATATCTCGACTGTCAATGAAGTACTGGAATAATGCGGTTTGTACACTTTCTGATGTTTCGTTTTTATTGCCCTCGTCAATGCCATGCAAAGGAGTGTCAATGATGCATAGTCCGGGATTATAAACAGCATTTTCAATCATGAATTTTCTAAATGCCAAAACCACAATCGTATTTAATATAGAGCAATACCCTTTACCCTGCGTTACAGCTTTTGATTGCCCGTTGATTTCCAAGTCAAAAGAGCTTTTCGCAAATCGTGCCGAAACAAGCGGCGTGTACTTGCACTCTGTTAATATATCGGTTAGCGCCGCATCCATGCCTAACCAGAAGCGGTCGTCAAATTTATCCATCGGCTTGTATTTGATTTCGGATTCATCTTCGTTTTGCATATCACGCAGGTCTGTGCTCCACCCATCGGCAAGACGATGAATTACGTCAAGTTCATTGTTCAACTGGATATATACGCGATAGGCATCAATAGTTTCAGTCAGAGATTTGGCTCGTGGTTTCAGTTCTCTGGCTATTAACTCCTCAATATTTTCTTTCTGTTCGGCCAGCAGCGCAATTTCTGCTTGCAATTCCTGTATTTTCTGCTCGATGTCTTTTTCTGCACCATCAAGGTCGTTATATTGAATAACAATTCTTGAAAACTCAGAGCGGGCAGCATCGATGAAGGATTCCTTTTGCTGCTTTGGCATTTTCCCATTACAGAACGGGCAAGTTGCATTATGCGGCGTTTGTTGCATAACGGTCTCGCCATCAACGATAAAGGAAAGGCGCTTAATATCAGCACTGTACTGCGTTTTTAGCGCGGCGTAACGTGATATGAGCATTTGACATTCCGTGAGGCGTTCTTTCTTTGCCATCATGCTACTGAGCATGGATTGGCTATTTGCCATGGCAGCAGATATTTTTGTTTCGATTTCAGTTAATGCGGTAGCAGCACTGTCGATTTCTTTTTGGACATCCAGCCCGGCAAACGCTTTAATCATATCAAGGATACTCTGTTTTCGGTCTGCAACGCCAGAAAGTTCTTTGTTGATATATTTTTCTACGGCTGCTTTTCGTATGGCTCGTTCTTTTTTACTTTCGCGTTTATCAAAATTGGAGAAGTCGTTGCCGTATATTAAGAACAATAGCGATGACAGGAAAGCTGTACGTCCCTGTATGCTTTTTGCGCCGCCTTCAGGCATAAGGATAGAACTTTCTCGTTCAATCTGACGTTCTTTTATCAGTATGGTGTGCAGAAATGTACGCCATGTCAGATGCTGCGGTCTGAAATTTTCATTGGCTATTATATCGTGATCATCTTCAATGCCCATCATTGTAAGCCAGACTTTGCTAATAGCATCCATAGTCTTGGTCGGTGTTTTTGCTTTGTATGTGGTACTTTCGATTCTATCGTCAGAACTGACTACATCTATTTTGTTCGAGTCCAATTTGCGCGTGAATTGAATCGTGCCATTCTCTGTGGTTACGAAGAGCATAATGGTATCGTATCCTGTGCTGCTCGCAAACGGAAGGTTATCACTTCCGAAAATATAATCAATACAACGGAGAATACAGGTTTTCCCCGTGTTAGAAGGACCCGATATAATTGTGAGTTCTTTATCGAACTCCGCAATGGCATCTTTTTTCCCAGCGCCTTTTACTATCAGTTTCTCAATGAAAAAGTCAGCCATGTTCACTCCTCCTTTCCGCTAATCGCTCTTTTATTTATTTCAGCGAGAATAGCAACTTCTGATTTACCTTCAAGATGTTTATAAACTGCTTGGGACATGGCGATATACTCATCCGTGTAATCAGAAGCCAACTCGTCGCAGATCAGTGCTCCTTGTGCTGTTATTTCGTATGTAAAACCGCTTCGGTTTTCTACCGCAGATACGAGCCTGTCGAGGACAAGTTGCTTAATTGCCTTGCCGACAAGTGCCCTCTTTGAGGCTGCTTCGCTGAAGCTAAAGCCATTGTTGCCGTTGAGATTATAAGACGAAATACCAAAATTGAGAGCGTAAATCGTCATAAAGTCAACAGCAGCGATTTTGTCCAGCGTCATGTTCTCACCAAATACGCGTAGTGTCAGAAGGACACGGAGAGAAGTTTCAAACGGGGTGTTAAAGAGTTTAGTCATCCTCAAACACCCACTGAATCTTACCGTCATTCACCAGCATATGGCAAATGCCTTTCTTTTCGCTGTTATTTATGAGATCTTTGATCTGTGTGAGAAACGATTTCGTGAGCGTTATCTGCGATACCTGATTCAAAACAGCCAAGAGACGTTTGAATCCGTCGTCAAAATCGTCCCAGCACACATCAACAATTCCATCGTAAGTATCTTCCTTTAGTTTTTCAAATTCGACTTCACCATCATTGAAAATCTCACGCACCGAACGCTCTACCCGAATGGCATTGTAATAATTTTCGCGCTGGTCTGAGTAGTTACAGCGGTATTTGGCACTCAGCGCGGGGAGATCTTCTTTCGTTACATTCTCCATACCGGTAGCTTGTGCATAAGCGGCAAACAACGCCTTGACGTACGGAATCTCCTCTTGGGCGATATCATTAGGCGGCGTTATTGTTTCGTGGAGACTGAACACCTGACCGTCTATGGAGATTTTACCGTCTTTCACATATACCGTAGCTATGGGCACTCCTGTCAGTTTCTGCTTCTGAGTTGAAGCGGTATCGACGGGGGTGCTTTTTCGTTTTGTTCGTCTCGCGGTTTCCGTCAAAATCGATACGAAAAGCTTGGCGCACTTATCGGCGACATCGTCGCCTTGAATATCAATACCAAGCTCCGTTAATTCCTTTTCAAGATTGTCTGCAAGGTCATCGGAAAGGCTGTCATTTATAAATGTGGAAAAACGCATAGGGTCACTGGTATCAAGAAGCTCCGCCGCAAGTGTTATTGGAAACGGTTTCGAGCCGTTATATAGGCGATTTTTGTAGTCGGCTGTTTTATCAACAAGAGGACTACCAGAGAGGTCTGCGTTGTCTGCGACGAAATTACAAAGCAGGTCATCGATGAATTCTGATGATTGCTTTGCCTGTCCAATATAAGGATACATCATTCTGAAATATTCATCTGGCTTCACAGGCGGCTCTCCTTTCTCTGCCAAAAGTCCGAATCAGTCCGAACCAGTCCGTTGCGTTCCGTGGCAAAAACGGTAAATCAAATACAATTATAACGTCAACAGGCAAGGTTTTTATCCACACGAAAACATAGTGCAAGAGTAACAATGCTCCGATGGTAAAACAATCCACAAATAGTATATCACAAAATTCGCAAAAGTCAATAGTTCATTTGCCTTTGCAAACATGTTGAGTGCAAAGTTGAACTCCTCCTGTTGAACAAATAAATCTCACAGCCTGAGATGCGCATTAAGGCGGCGGGATACACAGGAAGTTCCAAGCACGGCAATAGCCGTGTTCGGAGCCTCGGATGTACCCACCGTGCCTTGCCATGCCAATTTTCAGGCAACAACGGTCGGTGCACATTGAGGCACCGACTTTTTATGTGTCCTTGCCGCCCAATCCCGCACACAGGCGGAAAGGACACTACGCATGAAGATTCAATGGAAATTCACAGACGGTACCACATCCGAAGTTGAGGTCAACGAGGAAATCGGAAATTACATCACAGCATCGCGGCGCGAGGAAAGCAACCTTGACCGCAAGGAGCGCTATCACAGCTATTCACTTGACGCCATCGATTATGAGGGGCTGGAGTACGCAACGGACACTACCCCCGAAACTGAAATGTCAAGCAAGGAGGATGCCGCTCGGGTCAACGCCGCGCTGAACAAGCTTTCGGAAACGCAGCAGCGCCGATTGCTGATGCTTGCGGACGGGCTGTCAATACGCGAAATCGCGCGCCGTGAGGGTGTCGACCACCGAGCCATTCGCGAATCAATCGAAGCCGCAAGAAAGAAATTCAAAAAGAACTTCTAAAACACCTCCCCAAAGCAGCTCCCTTTTCTCCGTATTCCGAGGGACAGACAACACCGTCCCTCGGAAAGGACGGATAGGAAAATGAAGCACAACCTGAAAATCAGCGTTTCAAAGAAGCCCACCGAGGACGGCGTCGTCAGATGTCAGCGTGTCACAATGCGGGAACGGTTGCTTCGTCATTTGTTCGGCGAAAAACGCCGCGTGATGGTTATCGTTCCCGGCGACACCGTGGAGAGCGTTTCCATCACGGAACTGCCGGACGGGGGTGACGAAAGCCGATGAAGAATGACAATGCGCCAATGCTTCCGATGCCGATCAAGGCAAAGCCCTACGCGCATCAGGTTGCCGCTTTCAATTTTGTTTGCGGGTTGTTCGGTCTGGACTCAACGGGAGGTGATTCCGATGACGAAGGTCACGGTGAAATGCACCCTGTGCGGGAAAGCATTCCAGCGGTCGGAAAGCCAAATCCGTGAAAACAACTTCTGCTGCCGGGAGCATTTTTACAAATGGAACTCGCAGCGCATGACCGAGTACAACCGCACGGATACCCCCATGAACAAGCCCGGCGGCGTAATGGAGTCGCGTGTTAAGCGGAGTCGCAAGCTCCGTGGCACCGGCGAGGGCAAGGCATATCCCAAGCTACTCGGCAAACACGCACACTGCAGAATTGCCGAAGCCATACTCGGCAGACCGCTCAAAAAGGGCGAGGTCGTCCACCACATCGACGGCAACAAGCTCAATAACGATCCCGCAAACCTTGAGGTGCTCCCGTCGCAGTCGGAGCATTGCAAAGTACACGGTTTCGGGAAGAAGAAAGGCAGGTGATGTAAATGAATATTTCCAGAAGTCAGGGCGTCGCTCTCCTAATGGAAATGGGTTAGCACCGGGAAAACGCTGGTGTCCATCGCCGCAGCAGGTGCGCTGTATAACGCCGGACGCATTAAACGAGCACTGGTCGTAGCACCGTTGTCGGTCGTCGGCGTATGGGACGAGGAGTTCGGCAAGTTTGCCGCCTTTGATTATACCCTCGCCGTGCTCAAGGGCAGCGGCGAGAAGAAGACAGATACGCTCCGGCACATGACCGGCGACGCGCTGCAGGTGGCTGTCGTCAACTACGAATCGGCGTGGCGCTTGGAGAAGGAGCTCGCGGCATGGCGTCCCGACCTGATCATCGCCGACGAGGGGCACAAAATCAAGACGCACAACATCTCGGCGTCCAAGGCGATGCACCGGCTGGGCGCAGCGGCAAAATACCGGTTGCTACTGACGGGAACGCCGGTCACGAATAAGGCAATCGACGTATTTTCTCAGTACAAGTTTCTCGATCCGCGTATCTTCGGACAGTCGTTTTACAGCTTCCGCAACACCTATTTTTACATGACCGGCTACGGCAATCATACGCCGGTGCTCAAAAAGTCGATGGAGCCGGAGCTGACCCGCCGTATGCACAGCATCGCGTTTCGGGCGACAAAGAAGGACTGCCTTGACCTGCCGGAAACGACCGACATCATCCGCAAGGTCGAGCTGGAGCCGAGGGCGGTGAAGCTCTACCAAAGCCTTGTGCAGGAGAGCTACGCCGAGCTATCCGAGGGCCAGGTCACCATCACCAACGTGCTCACCAAGCTGCTGCGGCTATCGCAGCTCACGGGCGGCTTCATCGGCAGCGGCGAGAGCAGCGCCGCCGAACAGGTATCAACGGCAAAGCTCGACGTGCTGGAGGACATTCTCGACGCGGCAATTGAGGAAAATCGCAAACTCGTCGTTATCGCCCGCTTCGTGCCGGAGCTTGACGCGATCTGCGCCATGCTCGAAAAGAAGCGCGTCAATTATTCCCTCATCAAGGGCGGCGTGAAAGACCGCGACGAGCAGGTCGCCCGCTTCCAGAACGACCCCGATGTCCCCATTTTTGTCGGACAGATCGCAACCGCCGGTCTGGGGCTGACGCTCACGGCGGCAAGCACGATGGTCTTTTACTCGCTGGACTACAGCATGAGCAACTTCGAGCAGTGCAAAGCCCGTATTCACCGCGCCGGTCAGCGGATGCCGTGTACCTATATTTATCTTACAGCGCAGGGCACGGTCGATGAGAAGGTGCTCAAAGCCCTGAAGAACAAGGCGAACCTTGCCAAGACGCTGGTCGACGATTATCGCTACGGCAACAACCCATTTATGTAAAGGAGCATATCACAATGGACAATTCCGAAAAAATGTTTGAACTCGCAGACCGGCTTAAGGCTCTGCGGGACGAGAAAAAAGACGCCGAGCAGCGCGTGAAGGAGTTAAACGCCGCACTCGACGAAACCGACGCTGCTCTGGCGCAGCTTATGACCGATACCGAGACGCAAAACTTCACCCGCTCCGGCACGATGTTCTGTCTCACCAGCACTACCCGCGCTTCAGCGACAGCCGATCGCAAGGACGACCTGTTCGAGGCGCTCCGCAGCGAAGGTCATGGCGGACTTATTTATGAGACCGTCAACGCCAACTCCCTCTCGGCTTTCGTGCGGGAGCAGATATCCGAGAACGACGATGCTTTACCCGACTGGCTTGAAGGTCTGGTCAATGTATTCGAAAAAACGACCGTGGGCATCCGCAGGGCTGCCCGTAAATAAGAAAGGATGGAATGATACCATGAAAAACGAAAACAAGGCACTTACCACTACGAACAGCGCGTTTATGGCGCTGAAGGACTTCAATCTGAACGACGCGCTCTCCGAGGAGCTTTCCGGCTTGTCCGGCAGCTTTGAGAGAATCAAAATCCCCGCCGGAGGCATGACGGTCTTCGAAATCCCCGGCGAAAACCCCGACAGCCCCGAAACGGTCAAGGAGTTCTCCGCAGTTATCCTGCACCATCATCCGCTGTATGCCTACTACACGGACAAGTATACCGGCGGATCTAATCCTCCCGACTGCGGCAGCTTCGACGGCGTTACCGGCGAAGGCAACCCCGGCGGCGACTGCGGCAAGTGTCCGTATAACAAATTCGGCTCCGGCGAGAACGGTGCCAAGGCGTGTAAAAATCGCCGCCGTATCTACTTACTGCGAGAGGGAGAGATTTTCCCGATGATTCTCTCCCTGCCGACCGGCTCTCTGAAGGATTTCACCCGTTACATCATGCGCTTGCTCTCCAAGGGCAAGAAGTCCAACGCCGTGGTCACGAAATTCGCGCTGAAGAAGGCGACCAATAACAGCGGCATCGCCTACTCTCAGGCGCAGTTCTCGGTCGACCGTGATCTGACTGCCGAGGAGTACGCGCTCATCGCAGGGCTGACCGAGCAGGTCAAGAGCTTCTCCACCCGCATCGGCTATGATACCGAACCGACTGCGGATACACCCGCTGTCAATGTTGATCCCGAAACCGGCGAGGTCATTGAACCGCTCGCCTAAATACACCGCCGCAAGGTCGGGTGGCAGCCGCTGCCCGACCTATAGCGGCAGATTGGAGCATATATGGATTACCACATTATATATACAACCGACGCGATACGCGAATATATCGGCGGCGCGGATATCATCGCTTTCGACTTTGAAACGGCTCCCAACGACGCATGGCGGGACGAGCCGAAGGCGGCGCTGGACGCGCACAAGGCGCACATCGTCGGCATCAGCCTTTCGGTTTCGGAAGGTAGCGCGGTATATCTGCCTATTGCACATAAAGTCGGAAAAAATGTGCAGAGCCGCGATGCGCTTATACAGTATCTCACGACCGCTGTGTTTGAAAACCACGATGTCGTGAAGGTGGCGCACAACCTGTCCTTTGAGGCGATGTTCCTCTATGCACAGGGAATCGTCATATGTGAACCCTGCTACGACACCATCGCTGCGGCGCAGCTCACGCTCAAGAGCAAGTTTGAGTTTCGTGGGCTATCGGACAGCGGCTTGAAGCTGCTCTCCACCTCACTTTTCGGTGCGAATATGCCGGATTTCAATACGGTGACTGCTGGACGACATTTCGATGAGATGAATCCCGCCGAGCAGGAAACTCTGCGCTACGCCTGTGCCGACAGTGATTACGCTCTGCGGCTTTATCACAAATTCAACGGCTGGTTTGCCAAGAACCTCCCGCAGCATCAGGACATCGTGGAGCGGGTGGAATCGCCGACAGCGGTCTATGTCGGCATGATGAAGTACAACGGCGTTCCGATGAATACGGATGCAATGATGTCGAAAAAGGTCGACGCAGAACGAAAACTTACGGAGTTACGCTCGGCAATTGATGAGATGACCGGCGGCGTGGACATCGGCGCAAACGCCTCGACTTCGGCGTTCAAGCAGTATCTGTATACCAACCTTGGCTTGCCGGTGCTAAAGACGACGGAAAAGCATCAGGAGGCGGCGGACGACGCGACGATGATACTGCTCACGGAATATTGCCGCGAGAATCGCCCGAAGCTGGTGCGGCTGTTCGAGCTGGTGCAGGAATACCGCAAGTGGGGCAAGCTCAAAAGCACCTACATCGACGGGTATCTTCGCTGCGTCAACATCGCCACGGGACGCATTCACCCTGAACTTATGCCGCTCGGCACCGAAACAGGGCGCTTCGCCTCTCGTAACCCCAACCTGCAAAACTGCCCGCGCAAGGACAATGACCCGGTCGGCGTGAGAAATTTCATTGTCGTGCCGGAAGGAAACCTACTTATTTCACTTGATTTTTCACAGATCGAGCTTCGCGTGGGCGCGTTTTACTGCCGCGATGAAAAGATGCTCGAAACCTATCGCGCCGGAGGAGATATCCATGCGGCGACGAACTCGGTTATCTTTCATGTTCCATTTAACGAGGCAGCAGACAAGAATGCGCCGCATTACAAGGAGCACCGTACCATCGCCAAGAACTGCAATTTCGGTGTGTTTTACGGACTTTTCCCCAGCGGGCTGCAGAAAACACTGAAGTTCAAGGCGGGTCTGGATATGTCGAAGGAAGCCTGTGCCGGTATCATCGACAATCTGAAAAGCGGCTATCCGCGCCTGACCGATTGGCAGGACGAAACCAAGCGACGCGCCACCAACACCTGTTATGCAGAAACGTGGCTCGGTCGCCGCAGGTACATTATCGGCATCCTCTCGACCGATTGGGGCAAGCGATCCTTCGCCGAGCGCTGCGCCATGAATACGCCGATACAGGGTACGGCGGCGGACATTCTGAAGCTGGCGATGGGGCGCATCGTCGCGGGCATCAAGGAGCGCCCGTGGCTCAAGCCGTTCCTGCAGATTCACGACGAGCTGGTGTTCGAGATACCAGCGGACAAGCTCGACGAAGCGGTCGGCTTCGTGAAGGCTTGCATGGAGGTGCAGCCGTTTCCGGCGTTTGACGTACCGATCATCGCGGAAGCCGCCTACGGCGAGAACTTTGGCGAGCTGAAGGAAATGGAGGACGTGTGATGTGGATAGATAAACGAAACGCCGAGGGATACAGTGACCCGACGACCTATGAGGTCATGAGAAGGCTGATGCGCGAGGATTTGCTGCGTCGTTACGGCACGGAGTACCGACCGCTTGTTTTCATCTGCTCGCCCTTCGCCGGTGATATGGAGGAAAACGCAGAGCGCACACGGGGTTATTGCCGCTTTGCCGTCGAGCAAAATGCGATACCGATTGCGCCGCACCTGCTCTATCCGCAGTTCATGGATGAGCATGACCCCGACAGCCGCAAGCTGGGCTTGTTCTTCGGACGCGTCCTGCTGGGAAAATGTCAGGAGCTGTGGGTGTTCGGAGATACGGTCTCCGAGGGCATGAGCTACGAAATCCGTAAGGCGCAGAAGCACAATATGCCCATCAAGTATTTTACCGAGGAATGTGAGGTGAAAACGCTATGAGCTATCCGCAGGAGCTGCTTGACCGAAAGCAATGGGTCAACTGGAGACTCATTCCCGATAAGGACGGCGGCAAGGACAAAAAGATGCCGTACAATCCCATCACGGGCAAGGGCGCACAATCCAATAATCCCGCGACGTGGACGGACTACGCCACTGCCGCCGACGCGCTGGAGCGCTACGGTTTTACGGGGCTGGGCTTCATGTTCTCGAAGGAGGATAACCTTGTGGGCGTGGACATCGATCATTGCTACGAGCCTGAAACGAAAACATTTAATGAGACGGCGAAGGCAATCATCGCAAGGCAGCCCACCTACATGGAGTTTTCGCCCTCCGGCACCGGCATTCATCTCTTTTTCAAAGGCACGATGCCCGGTACCGGCAATAAGAATACCAAGACCGGCGTGGAGATGTATGAGCATACCCGGTACTTCACGATGACTGGAAAAAGGCTCGATGGCGCGACGGATACCATTGCCGAGGACAATGGTACGCTTAAATGGATTCATGAGACATATATCCGATCTTCCAAAAAGCAAAAGAAGAAGGCAAAAAAGAACGCCGCTACGCAGCTTACCGATGACGACCTTCTGGAGCTTGCGAAAAATGCGGAAAACGGCGAGTCCTTTACAAAGCTGTGGGACGGCGATTGGCAGGGCGACTATTCCAGCCAGTCCGAGGCGGATATGGCGCTCTGCTGCAAGCTGGCGTTCTGGTCTGGCAAGGACAAGGAGCAGATGGACAGGCTTTTCCGGCAAAGCGGTCTGTTCCGTGAAAAGTGGGATACGCGGCACCATGCCAGCGGCGCGACCTATGGCGAGGAGACACTGACCAAGGCCTGTGAGCTTACCGAGGATGTCTATGCCTCCGGCGGCAACGCGCCTGTCTATGAATATAAGGGGCAATACTTCCGCGCCAAGGGCGACAACATCTATCCCATTACAAATTTCGTATTCGTGCCGGTGGAGATGATTATCGCCGAGGAGGAAACGCAACTGACCGCCGACCTTGTGACCGTGCGCGGCGAAACCTACCGCTTGACCTTTATGACGACGGACTTCGCCAATCAGCAGAAGTTCAAGAATACTCTCAACAAGCGCACCATCGCTCTCAGCTATACCGGCTCGGACGGCGATTTGGAGCTTCTAAAAGCCTATGTATCGGAATTGGACTGGCCGACGAAAATCGGCGTCAAGGCAATGGGTATCTACGAGCATGAAAGCGGTATGGCATTTGTGTCGTCGGACGGCGCGGTAGATGCAGACGGCGCGGCGGTCGAAAGCATCGTTCAGCTGGAAAAATACCGCAGCATTGCCAGCACCATCTTGACGGCGAAGCTTCTGACGGCGAGCCAGCTTCAAAGGCTCGGTGAACGGCTCATGTCGTATAACGAACCGGCAAAAACGGTGTCAATTCTTGCATGGATATCGGGGTGCTTCATAAAAGAGCATCTTCGAAAAATGAATGTGAAGTTCCCGCATCTCATGCTCATCGGCGAAGCCGGAAGCGGTAAAAGCAATACGCTCGAGCGGGTCATCATGCCGGTGTTTTCAAGGGTGAAAATCGTCGCGGCGGGTCAGACGACGGCGTTTACGCTGATGAAGGATTCGGCGTCCTCGAACACTATACCGATGTCGCTGGACGAGTTTAAGCCTTCAAAAATCGACAGCTATCGCCTTGCGCCGCTGCTGAACCATTTTCGTAACAGCTATGACGGTCAGGAGGGCATCCGTGGTCGCGCCGATCAGACGACCGTGAGTTATGAGCTGCTGGCTCCGCTCGTGGTCGCCGGTGAGGAATCGCCGGACGAGGCGGCTATTCGGGAGCGCAGCATTGAGCTGTTGTTCTCCAAGAAAGACCTGAAAACGGTCGAATATCGTGCGGCGTTCCAGAGGCTGTGCGCCAGCGCCGATTTACTCGGCAGCCTTGGGCATAGCTTGCTGAACATCGCGCTGAAAACCAAGCCCGCAGAATGCTATTCGTGGTATGAGGAGGCGCTAGGCGGCTTCAACAAGGAGCTGCCGTCTCGTGTCGTCAATAACCTCGCCTGTATGGTCGCAGGGCTGCGGCTCATGGAAAAGCTGTGCTCCTCGCTCGGCTTGACGTGGCACGAGACGTTTCCGTATGCCATTGCTCCCTGCACGAAGTACATCGAATATGCGGCGAAGGAATACCTGCTGGACGGTGGCACCAGCAATAAGAGCGTGGTCGAGCAGATGCTTGAGGTCATGTCGCGCATGGGGCTTGACCCGAAGAGCGAGTTTGCCATATGCGATGATGGCAGGACGCTGGCGCTGTGGCTCAATCACGTCTATGACCGCTATACCAAGTACCGCAAGGACTACGCCATCGCCGGAGAAACGCTGACCTATGCACAGTTTAAGAAGCAGCTACAGCATTCGGATTATTTTCTGGAGAGCAACGTGCAAAAACGCATCGGCTCGGAGAATCGGCGCGTGTGGACGCTCAATTATGCGCTGCTCAAAACGCGGTGCGACGTTTCCGGCTTTGAAATCACAGAGATTGAACCGCTATGAGCGGCGCAATCTGTAACTTAATCGCTCGTGATGTAGCCTCTCGGAGCACAGAAGTTACAGGAAAAGTTACGCCCCAAAAGCCACTATATAGAACACATTTCAGGGTGGTCGGATGGTTTTGTAACTTTGTAGCTTCAAAAAATATGTATATACGCGAGAGCGACTTCAATTCCATACGCGTGCACGTGTGTGCGTGTGAATATACGTAGACCTCTATAAAAGGCGGTTACACGGTTACAAACCCGAAAAAAGTTACAAGGAGTACACTGTGGCAGAAAAAGAAATCGTGAGCGCGATCCTGCGCTATCTCAAGACCGTGCCGAGGTGCTTTGCTTGGAAGGAACACGGCGGGATGTACGGTACGGCAGGTATCCCCGACATCATCGCCTGTATCGATGGACGGTTTTACGCCTTTGAGGTCAAGACCCCCGAAGGAAAGACAACGAAATTGCAAGACGCAACTATCCGAAAAATCCTCGCCTGTGGCGGTACGGCTACGGTCGTCCGTTCAGTTGACGAGGTGCGAACCGTGATAAACGGCTCTCTGCAATGAACGCTGACTATGAAAACAACGCACCTGTGCTTTACATATACAATGCTCACAATGCGACATCGCTTCGCTGGAAATTCAAAATCCAGATAAGGAGTGTGTCCAACATGAACGACAAATACGAAAACCTCGCCAACGCCATCATCCTTCAGGCGACGAAGGATTACCGCAAGGCGCTGCGTACCCTCTCGCTCAATCCTCATAACTGCTCGGCGCAGTACGAATGCCGGAGCATTGAGCAGTTCTTCCGTTCCGACTGGTTTGGAGTGCTGACCCGCCTCGACCCGGAGCTGCTCATCAGCAAGCTGAAGGCGGAGGTGGCAGCATGACGGTGAAGGAATATCTCGGTCAGGCGTACCGCCTCGACCAGCGCATCAACTCAAAGCTGGAGCAGGTCGCCTCCCTCAACGAGCTGGCGACAAAATGCACCTCGACGCTTACGGGTATGCCCCGCAATCCCAATCGCGACACCTCTACAATGGCTGACGCTGTGGGTAAAATCGTAGACCTGCAAGCGGAGATCAACCGCGACATCGACCGGCTCGTTGATCTGAAGCGTGAGATGGTCAGCCTTATCAAGGCTGTGGACAACACCGAGTACCAGACGCTGCTGGAGCTGCGTTACCTGTGCTTCAAAACGTGGGAGCAGATCGCTGTGGACATGGGCTACAGCATCCAGCATATCTATCGGTTGCGGGAGAAGGCTTACAATGAAATTCGTATGCCGCCCGAAAGATGATAGGTTATGTTAGTAGATGTTCATGCTAAATTCTGATATGATATAATTAGCGAAATAGGAACAAGAGAGCCTTGTGGGAGCAATCCCTCAGGGCTTTTCTTATGCCCGCAAGGAAGTGAACCCATGCCATATAAACCAAAGCGTCCCTGCGCATATCCCGGCTGCGGTCGGCTTGCCTTGCGCGAGCAATACTGCGCCGAACATCAGAAGGTTATGGACAAACGCTACAACCAGTACGAACGCGACCCTGCTTCCAACAAACGATATGGTCGTGCCTGGAAGCGTATCCGTGACCGTTACATCAAAGCGCACCCACTCTGTGAGGAGTGCCGGAAGCAAGGAGAATTGACACCCGCAGAAGAGGTGCATCATATCCTTCCGCTCTCCAAAGGCGGTGGAAGCAATGCAGAGAACCTCATGGCTCTTTGCAAAGCCTGTCACTCCCGCATCACTGCTGAGAGCGGTGACCGGTGGGGGCGGTCAAATCTCTAAAACTTTTTAAAGCGGACAGCGGCGTGGGGCTTCGTGTTGAAAATCGCGGTTTCAAACAAGTAATATCCCCCGCGTAAAGGAGTGTGATGTTTATGGCGAAGGATGGCACCAACCGTGGCGGCGCAAGGCTCGGTTCCGGGCAAAAAAAGAAGCCTATCGCGGATAAACTCTTAGACGGTAATCCCGGCCATAGGAAATTGACTGTGATGGAATTTACCGATACGGCTGACCTCACGGGCGAGCCGATGCCGGAGCCAAGGGAGTATTTGAAAGCAAGGCAAAAAGACGGCTCAACAACGCTGGCGGCAGACATTTTTCATAATACATGGATGTGGCTCAAGGAACGCGGTTGCGCTCAATTCGTCACCACGCAGCTCATTGAACAATACGCGCAGAGTGTGGCGCGATGGATTCAATGCGAACAGGCAATCAACGAGTTCGGTTTTTTGGCAAAGCATCCTACCACAGGTAACGCAATACCGTCGCCGTATGTGTCGATGTCGCAGAATTTTATGAAGCAGGTCAACAACATCTGGTTTCAGATTTATCAGGTAGTGAGGGAAAACTGCGCGACGGATTATCGCGGCGCGACGCCGCACGACGACGCAATGGAAAAGCTGCTTAACGCCCGCCGGGGCGCACAATAAATTATATGGAGGAATGTGAAATGACAACCTACAAAACAGCGGAAAGCGTATGCAAAGGTCACCCGGACAAACTCTGCGACCTGATTGCGGATAACATTCTGGACGCTTGCCTCAGAAAAGACAGAGCATCCCGCGTGGCTTGCGAGGTCATGGCGACAAAGGGAAAAATCATCGTAGCGGGCGAAATCACCTGTAGCGAAAAAGTGGACATCCGCTTCATCGTTAAAAATGTTCTGCGCGAGGTTGGCTACAATCCGTGGAAGTTCACGGTATTTGTATTCTCCCATCAACAGAGCAAGGATATCGCGGCTGGCGTGGATACCGCACTCGAAGCACGAAACGGTGTCTGCGACCCTTACGGTTCAGTCGGTGCGGGAGACCAAGGCACCACGGTTTATGGCTATGCGACTAAAGAAACGCGGGAATATCTGCCGCTGCCGCTTGTGCTTGCGCACCGTATCGCAAAGCGCATCGACGAGTGTCGCGAGGGCAAGCTCATCAAAGGTATTTTGCCGGACGGCAAATGTCAGGTAACTGTGGAATACGAAGACGGAAAGCCCCGGCGAGTAAAGACTGTGGTGGTGTCCGTTCAGCATGACGCGAGTAAAACGCAGGAACAGCTACGCACGGATATCATGAACAATGTCCTGTGGCAGTGCTTTGAGGATTTTCCCATGGATGATGATACCGAAATCCTCATCAATCCAAGCGGACGCTTCGTAGAAGGCGGACCCGACGCAGACACTGGACTGACGGGACGCAAAATCATGGTGGATACCTACGGTGGGCTTGCCTCACATGGCGGAGGCGCTCTCTGCGGCAAAGACCCAACAAAGGTTGACCGCAGCGGCGCTTACATGGCGCGGTACATCGCAAGAAACATCGTTTGGAGCGACTTGGCTGAAAGATGCGAAGTCGCTCTTTCTTATGCCATCGGCAAAGCCAATCCCGTGGCAGTGTCGGTCACGTCCTTTGGCACCAGCAAGCTCTCGGACGAGCAACTCGGCGCAATCGTGCAGGAGGTATTCAACCTGCGCCCCGGCGCCATCATCGAAAAGCTGCGTCTGCGCCGTGCGATTTATGCGGATACGGCTACCTACGGGCATTTCAATTCCTGTCTTTTCCCGTGGGAGGACTCGGATATGTATAAGGCACTGCGAAAGGCGGCTGAAAAATATGCTGATTGATAAGATACCTGCGGCAAAACTCAACCCCGCCGCCTACAATCCCCGCAAAAATCTGAAGCCCGGAGACAAGGAATACGAGAAGCTTAAACGCTCCATCTCCGAGTTCGGTTACGTTGAGCCGGTCATTTGGAATAAGGCGACCGGCAATGTGGTCGGTGGTCATCAGCGCTTGAAGGTGCTGCTTGACCTCGGCCAGACGGAAATCGACTGCGTGGTCGTGGATCTGGACGAGCAGCGGGAAAAAGCGCTCAATCTCGCCCTTAATAAAATTCAGGGAGACTGGGACGAGACGAAACTCTCCGCGCTCATGGCGGAGTTCGACGCAACGACCTTTGACGTGTCCCTTACCGGCTTTGACGCCGACGAGGTTGACGCGCTTCTCAATAAATTTTACTCGAAGGACGCCGTGCAGGATGACTTCGATGTGGATAAAGAAAAGGCGGCTATTGAGGCATCCGGCGAAACATGTACAAAGCGCGGCGACATTTGGCTGCTGGGCAATCATCGTCTGCTGTGCGGCGATTCGACTTCTGAGGAGGACTTCGCCCGTCTCATGGACGGCGCTCACGCCCAGTGCGCCGTAACATCCCCGCCATATGGCGTAGGCAAGGAATATGAAAAAGCTGGCATTGAACCGTGGTTTGATACTATGCGCCCCGCCATCAAAAACATCTGCCGTCACGCAGACATCGTGTGTTGGAATATCGGCGACCTGTTCGCCACCGGCTCACAGTTCATTGAGCCGACGGAGATGTATTCGGTACAGCTGTTTGCGGACAACGGTTTTCGTCCTATCTGGATTCGGATATGGAAAAAACAAGGCATGAATTTTGGTGTCAATCCATATCACCTTGTCACCAACAAGCCCGTGCAGCAGTACGAATACATCACGGCGCTGGCTGCAAACGAAACCGAGGAGTATAACGACCAAGAATTTGCTTGGGTATCCGCGTTTGCAGGTCATTCGTATAAATTCGTGAAGCGGCTCACCAAGGACGAGCGTAAAAAGTGGGGCTACGCCGGTATCTGGGATATCAATACCGTTCGCGCCAATAAAGATCACCCCGCCATGTTCCCGGTGGAACTGCCGTGGCGATGCATCAAGATGCATTCAGACCGTGGCAGCTCAGTCTTGGAACCGTTCGCCGGATGCGGCACAACGCTCATCGCCTGTGAGCAAACGGAACGCCACTGTTATGCGATGGAGTTATCTCCGGTCTACTGTGACCTTATCGTCAAGCGCTGGGAAACCTTCACGGGTGAGACCGCAGTAAAACTGGAGGAATGATTATGGATATACGAAAAATACCTGCGGCGAAGCTGAATCCCACTACATACAATCCGCGTAAAGACCTGAGGCCCGGCGACGCCGAATATGAAAAGCTGCGCCGTTCCATTGAGGAGTTCGGATATGTCGAGCCAATCATCTGGAACAGCCGGACGGGCAACATCGTCGGCGGCCACCAGCGGTATAAGGTTCTCGTGGCACTTGGCTACGAAGAGGTGGATTGCGTGGTGCTGGACATAGACGAGAACAAGGAAAAAGCCCTGAACGTGGCGCTTAACAAAATATCCGGCGAGTTTGACATCCCGCTTCTTACCGATCTGCTAAAAGACATCGGCGCAAGCGGTTTTGACGTATCGCTTACTGGCTTCGACGCTGCCGAAATGGACGCTCTGTTTAAGGACAGTGTGGTCGCGGGCATTAAGGAGGATGATTTCGACGAACCGCTGCCGGAAACGCCTATATCCAAGCAAGGCGATATATGGCTGCTCGGTCGGCATCGACTCATCTGCGGCGACGCCACCAAGCCCGAAACCTATGCGCGACTGCTGGACGGCAAGCAAGCCAATCTTATCGTGACCGACCCGCCGTATAACGTAGATTACAAGGGTGCGGCTGGTAAGCTCAAAAACGACAACATGGAGAGCGCCAGGTTTCACGATTTTTTGCTCGCCGCGTATCGCTGTATGTATGACGCAATGGTGGACGGCGGCAGCATCTATGTTTTTCATGCCGACCGCGAGACAGTCAATTTCAGAACGGCGTTTGCCGAGGCTGGCTTCTTCTGTCATCAAACCTGCATCTGGATAAAGAATGCGCCAGTGTTGGGCAGATGCGATTATCAATATACCCATGAGCCTATCCTCGTCGGCTGGAAGCCGACAGCCGGACACAATTGGTACGCCGACCGCAAGCAGCGCACAACGTGGAACTTCGACCGCCCGACCAAGAGCAAGTATCACCCGACGATGAAGCCAGTGGCGCTCTGCGCGTATCCGATCATGAACAGCTCACTGACGAACAGTATCGTGCTTGATCCTTTCGGCGGCAGCGGCAGTACGCTCATGGCTTGCGAGCAGACGGGACGAATATGTCACGCTATAGAACTGGACGAGCGATATGCCGATGTTATCATGAAACGGTACATCGAACAGGACGTCTCAACGGACAAGGTATCCGTACAGCGCGACGGGCTGACCTTATCCTATGCGGAGGTGTGTAACAAAGCCTGCGGGAGTTCGCGAAGCTCAACGGCAAGGACAGCGCCTGTTACAAATACTTGAGCGACTTCGAGGAACGATTTCCTGAAGCCGCTCATTTTTACTATATGGGATACAAATGAGGGTACGATTCCTCGTACCCTCTGATTCTCAATCGCTGTCATCCTTTGAAACAGGAATCTTGCCTTTTTCACTTTCGTATTCGGCAACTCGCTTTTTCAGGAATTGTTCGATTTCCTTGTTTGCGGAACGCCCCTCCGATTCCGCTACATAACGGAATTTCTGAAATAAAAGCCGATCTACCCGCAGCGTATACCGCAGCAGCTTGTCTTCCATCTTTGCACCTCTCTTCCACCATTCAAGCGTTATTATGACTTAATTATAGTGGAATTATTGCGTCATAACGAAAATGGTGGTATAATGACGTATTAATGACGCACTATTTTTGGAGGGTAATAAAGTGAAAGCTTATTTTATAAGAACGCCGCGCACGGCGCGGAATCTGTTACGTCCACATCTCGCGGAGCGCGAGCGGGAGTTTCAAATCGTTAAGGATGTCGGGCTTGAACCGATCGACTACGAGAACTTCGTTACCGATATGCTGGCCGACCGGAAATTTATAGAAGATGCCGCCGCGCTGTGCGGAGAAGGCGAGGTTATGAAATGCCTGTTTGTGCATCGGCGCGGATGCTCCGACGGTATACTGATTGTCCCGGAGTCGGACGCCCATGTTAAGTGGGCGGCGTATATAAAGGAGAGTGCGAAATGCGAGTGGCCGTAATCGGTTCGAGGGGGCTATGCGTCCCCAATCTTGAAAAGTATCTGCCGGTGGATGTAACTGAAATTGTATCTGGTGGAGCGAGAGGCGTAGATACCTCCGCAAAGGAATACGCACTGGCGCATGGCTTGAGGCTGACCGAATTCCTGCCGGAGTATGACAAGTTCGGGCGCGGTGCTCCGCTGAAGCGGAATATCACGATAATTGAGAACGCTGACCTCGTGCTGGCATTTTGGGACGGCAAATCACATGGCACGAAATTTGTGATAGGCAATTGCCGTCAGCGCGGCATTCCCATCAGGGTATTCCTTCCCAAGGCGTGACGCCATGATATCCACACTTACCGCCGTTGCTTTTCACGGCGGTTTGTTTATATCGCAGAATGTCGTTTTTTTCGCAAATACCCCTTGCTATTCCGGGTTTTTAGAGTGATATATGTACCTACCAAAAAGGAAAGGTGGTACAGAAAATGCATGACGAAGGCTTAAAAAAAGCGCTCGACGACTTTCTTCAGCAGCGCATCGACGACTGCGGAATGAGAGAGAACGAGTGCTTGCAGGAAGCGTATCAGCAGTTCGAACGCTGCGTCGATAAATTGAAAAGATCGCTGTCTCCTGAACAGAAACAAGCGTACCTCGACTGGGAGAGCGCCTATTCGCTGGTGGACGGCGAGACAATGAACTGCTACTACCGTGCCGGTTTCTCCGACGCGGTATTGTTTTTCATGGGATGGAGGGACGGAGAATGGAAATAAAATACAACGTCAGCGGAGCCGACCGCAAACGGCTGGTACAGACCATAGCGGAAATCCTCGGATGTGACGCCAAGTATCTCGGCGTTCCGTCCTGCGCTTATCAGGTGAACTGCTTCACTGTAGATAAGAACGGTACGGTTTCTTTCGACGAACGGTCGGATAGCGAGAAAATCGAGAAGCTTATCGACGCGCTTTCCGACAGGGGATTTGAAGAGGAAACACCAGAGTGCGCTGATTCGCTGGTTATTTCCTATCCGCGCGAGAACATTTCCGACGCGGCGCTTGAAAACCTGCGTCTACTGGTGTCAAGCAAGGAAACGCTCATTAAAAAGGCTTTGGGCGCGGATGACCTGCCCATTGAGGTCAGCGAGGACAAGGTCAGCTTTCCGTGGTTTACTGGTTGGCCGACGCCCGAAGAGGTCAGCGCCTACGCTCACTTCACCGGCAAGCTCCTCGGTATGGCGAAAACGCAGAAGCGCGTCACGGCAAAGGAAAAGGATAGCGACAACGACAAATACGCATTCCGCTGTTTCCTCCTTCGGCTGGGCTTCATCGGCGACGAATATAAGGAGGCAAGAAAGATTCTCCTCCGTAACCTCACCGGCAGCAGTGCATTCAAAGTACATGGTGACAAGGGCTTTTCACAGGATGACCTTGAAAAAGCGAAAGCGGATCCCGATACCCGCGCCGAGATAAAGGCGATATTGGACGGAGAGGACGGCGGCAGCGATGAAGAATAGGTTTCCGTCGGGAAAGCTGGTGGAAAGCCTCCGCAAGCGATACCCGGTAGGCACTCGCGTCGAGCTGGTGCGGATGGACGATGTGCAAGCGCCCCCTGTCGGAACCCGTGGCACCGTAACCGGCGTGGACGATATCGGCTCGATAATGGTTGCATGGGACAACGACAGCGGGCTTTTCGTGGCTTACGGCGAGGACGTTTGCAAGGCGGTGAGCGGCGATGAATGAAAAACATCTGAAACAAATCGAAAGCCAGTTCCCAAAGGGCGAAAAGTTCGACAGAGCCTACACAGCCTTTGAAGGTGGCATTCGGGTAATTAGCAAGGACGCACAGGGACGTGAAACCCGCTACAACGTGAGCTTCGACGTCGACAACAACGCCAGCATCAAAAAATTCTAAGCCCAGCAATACAGCCGGGAGCAGCCCTTGACTGGGCTGTATCTCGTACAGATAGCTTTTTACGGCACCGTAAGGGTGTCTATTTTTATGCCCTTTTGGAAGGAGGCGGTGTGGTTGCGAAAACTGAAAAAGTATACGCCAACGAAGTTCAAAGCGTCTGATTCGGTCTATGACAAAAACGCCGCCGACTATGCTGTGTCCTTTATACAAGCGCTCAAGCACACAAAAGGTACATGGTCAGGTCAGCCCTTTGACCTTATCGACTGGCAGGAGCGCATCATCCGTGATGTCTTCGGGATACTCAAACCCAACGGCTATCGGCAGTTCAATACTGCGTACATCGAAATACCAAAAAAGAACGGTAAGAGCGAGCTGGCAGCGGCAATCGCTCTGCTTCTCACCTGCGGTGACGGCGAAGAACGCGCTGAGGTCTATGGCTGTGCCGCCGACCGGCAGCAGGCGTCCATTGTGTTTGAGGTCGCCAAGGATATGGTGACCATGTGTCCGGCGCTGGCGAAGCGGGTAAAAATTATGGCTACACAGAAGCGCCTGATTTATATCCCCACCGGCAGTTATTATCAGGTGCTGTCGGCGGACGTGGCAAACAAGCACGGCTTCAACACACATGGCGTTATATTCGACGAGCTGCATACGCAGCCGAACAGAAAACTCTTCGATGTCATGACCAAAGGCAGCGGTGACGCGAGAATGCAGCCGCTGTATTTTCTTATCACTACTGCCGGAGACAACCAGAACAGTATCTGTTACGAGGTGCATCAGAAAGCGAAGGACATCATTGAAGGGCGAAAAAAGGATGCCACCTTCTATCCCGTTATCTACGGCGCTACGCAGGAAGACGACTGGACAGACCCAAAGGTGTGGAAGCGCGTCAATCCGTCATTGGGGATCACTGTAGGTATAGACAAAGTGAAAACTGCCTGTGAGAGCGCCAAGCAAAACCCGTCCGAAGAAAACAGCTTCCGACAACTCCGGCTCAACCAGTGGGTGAAACAGGCTATACGCTGGATGCCGATGGATAAATGGGATAAATGCTCTTTCGCGGTCGGCCCAGCCGAGCTTGAAGGGCGCGTCTGCTACGGCGGACTTGACCTCTCGTCCTCTACCGACATCACAGCTTTTGTGCTGGTGTTCCCGCCGGAAGATGAAAACGACAAGTATGTAATCCTGCCATTCTTCTGGATACCGGAGGACAACATTGAACTGCGCGTTAAGCGCGACCATGTGTATTACGACCTGTGGGAGCGTCAGGGATTTCTGCAAACCACCGAGGGCAACGTGGTGCATTACGGCTTTATAGAAGCTTTTATCGAGCAGCTCGGCACAAAATACAACATCCGCGAGATTGCTTTCGACCGCTGGGGCGCTGTGCAGATGGTACAAAACCTTGAAGGAATGGGCTTTACGGTCGTTCCGTTCGGTCAGGGTTTCAAGGATATGTCCCCGCCAACAAAGGAATTGATGAAACTGACATTGGAAGAAAAGCTCGCACATGGCGGACACCCGGTGCTGCGCTGGATGATGGACAACATCTATATCCGCACCGATCCGGCGGGAAACATCAAGCCGGACAAGGAAAAATCCACAGAGAAAATCGACGGCGCGGTCGCCACCATTATGGCGCTCGACCGGGCGATACGGTGCGGTAATGATACGGGCGAAAGCGTGTACGATACGCGCGGTTTGCTCGTTTTTTAATTGGAGGTAAACGCTGATGGGCATTTTATCAGGCATATTCAAGCCCCGCGACAAGCCTAAAAACTTGGGCGGCGGGTACAGCTTTATGTGGGGCGGCTCGTCCTCCGGTAAGGTGGTAAACGAGCATACCGCCATGCAAATGACGGCGGTCTACTCCTGTGTCCGCATCTTGGCGGAGGCAATCGCGGGTCTGCCGCTGTTCTTGTATAAATACGGTGACGACGGCAGCAAGGAAAAATATCTCGACCATCCGCTGTGGCACGTTCTGCACGATGAGCCGAACCCTGAAATGACGTCGTTTGTGTTCCGAGAAACCATGATGAATCATCTTCTGCTTTCCGGCAACGCCTACGCTCAGATTATTCGCAATGCCCGCGGTGAGGTTGTGGCACTCTATCCGCTTATGCCGAACCGAATGAAGGTGGACAGAGATTCGCAGGGGCGGCTTTACTACCGTTATATAAAAAACAGCGACGATTCGCCGGAGGTCGGCAAAGCCGCGCAAAGCGACATCATTCTTGCACCCAGTGATGTGCTGCACATCCTCGGTCTTGGCTATGACGGGCTGGTAGGCTATTCACCGATAGCGATGGCGAAAAACGCCGTGGGGCTTGCCATCGCCGCCGAGGAATACGGCGCGAAGTTCTTCGCCAACGGTGCGGCACCGTCAGGTGTCCTCGAACACCCCGGTACGATAAAGGACCCGGAGCGCATTAGGCAAAGCTGGCAGTCAACCTTCGGCGGCAGCGTAAACAGCAATAAAATCGCCGTGCTGGAGGAAGGACTCAAATACACGCCGATTGCCATCTCACCGGAGCAGGCGCAGTTCTTGGAAACACGCAAGTTTCAGATAAACGAGATCGCCCGCATTTTCCGAGTGCCGCCGCATATGCTGGCCGACCTCGAAAAAAGCAGCTTTTCCAACATTGAGCAGCAGTCGCTCGAATTCGTGAAATACACCCTCGACCCGTGGGTCGTGCGCTGGGAGCAGGCAATGAACCGCTCGCTCCTCTTGGACAGCGAAAAGCGTGATATTTTCACTAAGTTCAATGTGGACGGTTTGCTTCGCGGCGATTACGCCAGCCGAATGACTGGCTATGCGACAGCCCGGCAAAACGGCTGGATGTCCGCCAACGACATCCGCGAGCTTGAAAACCTCGATCGCATCCCCGCCGAAATGGGCGGCGATCTATACCTTATAAATGGCGCGATGACCAAGCTGCAGGATGCAGGTGCTTTCGCAAATACGGCATCACAACCTACTACAACCGAAACGGAGGAAAAATCGGATGGACAAAACAAAACGGGCGGCAAACCCAAGCAAGTCCCCGGGCAGAGCAAGTAATAAACATTTCTGGAATTGGGACAAAGACGAGGAAAGCGCCACCGAAGGTGGCACAGGTGTCCGCACCCTTTACCTTGACGGCACCATTGCGGACGAAAGCTGGTGGGACGACGACATTACCCCTCGTATGTTCAAGGATGAGCTGATGTCCGGCGATGGCGACATCATCGTGTGGATTAACTCCCCCGGCGGCGACTGCGTGGCGGCAAGTCAAATCTATACCATGCTCATGGACTATCCACATGATGTCACAATCAAGATCGACGGTCTGGCGGCGTCGGCGGCGAGCGTTATCGCTATGGCGGGAACGCAGGTGCTCATGGCACCGACCTCGCTGCTCATGATTCACAATCCGCTGACTGTGGCTATCGGTGACACTGAGGAAATGCAAAAAGCTATCGCCATGCTGGACGAGGTCAAGGAGAGCATCGTCAACGCCTACGAAATTAAGACCGGGCAGTCAAGAGCGAAAATCTCGCATCTCATGGACGGTGAAACGTGGATGAACGCAAACAAGGCTATCGAGCTGGGCTTTGCGGACGGCATCTTGGAGGACGCCAAGCGCGGTCATACCAATGATGTCGTCTTTGCTTTCAGCCGCAGGGCTGTCACCAACTCGCTCGTGAACAAGCTCATATCTAAACCCGCTCCGACACTGGAGCAAAAGAAGCAGAATGCGCCACAGGGCGTTTCCATCGATGCGGCTATGCAGAAACTGCAAGCCCGTAAATATATTTAACGGAGGAATTTGATTATGAAAAAGGTACTCGAAATGCGTGAAAAATGCGCAAAGGCATGGGACGCTGCAAAGGCGTTTCTCGACGCAAGGGCAAAGGACGGCGTTCTTTCTCCCGAAGACAACACCACTTATGAGAATATGCTCGCGGATGTGGATGCGATGGCGCGTCAGATCGCCATTGAAGAAGACCGTGTGGCAAGAGACGCGGCAATGGCGCAGCCGACCAGCAAGCCGCTCACCGGCAAGCCCACCGATGGCAACATGAAGCCCACCAGCACGAGGGCGTCTGCGGAGTACAAAGAGGATTTCGGTCGCGTCCTGCGCGGCAAGACTCTGCTTCACAATGTCATGAGCGAGGGCGTCGATGCTGACGGCGGCTTCCTTGTGCCGGAGGAATTTGAGCATCAGATCGTAACTGGGCTTGAAGCGGCAAATGTTATCCGCTCTATTGCCAAGACCATCACAACCTCGGCGGAGCGTAAAATCCCCATCGCGGCTACGCACTCCACTGCGCAGTGGACGCCTGAAAATTCCTCCTATACCGAAAGCAATCCGACCTTCGCACAGAAAACCATCGACGCGTTCAAGCTGACCGACCTTGTGAAGGTCAGTGTCGAGCTGCTGCAGGACTCCGTGTTCGACCTTGAAGATTACATTGCAAATGAGTTTGCCCGTGCGTTTGGTGTGTCCGAGGAAGAAGCGTTCTGCATCGGCACCGGCAGCGGGCAGCCTACGGGCATCTTCACCGCAAACGGCGGTACTGTGGGCGTAACGGCTGGCAGCGCGACTGCAATCACCGTGGACAACCTCATTGACCTCATCTATGCGTTAAAATCGCCGTATCGCAGAAACGCCGTATTCCTCATGCGGGATGTGACAGTTTCTGCGCTGCGCAAGCTGAAGGACAACAACGGCGCATATCTCTGGCAGCCGAGCGTTCAGGCAGGACAGCCCGACCGTCTGCTCGGTTATCCGCTTTACACTTCTCCATATGCTCCCACTGTGGCGGCAGGCGCTCTTCCTATTGCTTTCGGCGATTTCTCGAACTACTGGATTGCCGACCGCATGGGTCGCACCGTTCAGCGTCTGAACGAGCTCTATGCCGGAAACGGTCAGGTCGGATTCCTTGCCACCGAGCGCGTGGACGGTAAGGTTATTCTTGCCGAAGGAATACAGCTTCTTAAGATGGGCGCGTAAGCGGAGGGAGGTAACGGTGATGGCCACTCTGCTTGAGAAAGTGAAAGCAAATCTCATTTTGGAGCATTCGGCGGATGATGAACTCCTGCAGATGTACATCACCGCCGCCACCAGATACGCCGAAAGCTATCAGCATTTGGCTGAAAATTTTTACAGCACCAACACTATGCCACCGACTACTGAGCAAGCCGTCATCATGCTGTCGTCCCATTTCTATGAATCCAGGGACGGCAGCACGGGCGGCTTTTTTGCCGACAATGTGCAGGCGGGACAGCAGGTTTGGGACACGGTCAATCTGCTTCTGCGGCTCGACCGGGATTGGAAGGTGTGAACATGAGTTTTGGCAAGATGAATACCTTCATAGACCTCGTACAGAAAGTAACCGTCAAGGATTCGGAGGGCTTTTCCATCGAAACGGATGAAATTATCGCGTCTGTCAGAGCGTACCGGGAGGGTCGGCACGGTACCGAGAAATGGGCAAACCGCGCTCAATTCTCCGAAGCCACCGACCTTTTCCGTTTTCGATGTATTCCCGGCGTTACTGTTACAACCGCGATGATTGTGGTGAACGACGGGGCACGCTTTGAAATTACTTCGGTCGAAGATGTGAAAGGTCGCGGGATGTACATTGAGGTACTCGCCAAGGAGGTGAAGCCCAGTGGCTAAGGCGACTATGAAAATGCCGGAGGACTTCCTTCTGAAGCTTTCACGGCTCGGAGAAAAAACGGATGAAATTATCCCAAAGGTGCTGGAAGCGGGCGGCGAAGTTGTGGAAGCAAAAGTAAAGTCCAACCTGCAAGCTGTTATCGGCAACGGCACTAAGGAAGAAAGCCGTTCCACGGGCGAGTTGGTCTCAGCACTCGGCGTTTCCTCCGCAAGACAGGATAAAGACGGGAATTTCAATGTAAAAGTAGGCTTTTCAGAACCTCGTTCCGACGCTCGGAGTCCGGATGGCAGCAAAAGCAACGCCATGATCGCCGGTGTTCTCGAATACGGCAAAAGCGGTCAACCGCCGAAGCCCTTTCTGAAGCCCGCCAAATCGGCGAGCAAAAACACCTGCGTTGACGCGATGATCGCGGCTTTCGAGAAGGAGGTCGAAAACATATGAGCCTGCTGGAAGAACTGAACACCCTCCTCTCGCCGCTTGTCCCCGTTGAGACAGGCGTTTTTTCAAAATCCGCCCCGGACAGATACGCTGTGATTACGCCGCTGGCGGATACTTTTGAATTGTATTCCGACGACAGACCGCGACATGAAACACAGGAAGCGCGGCTGTCCCTTTTTGATAAGGGCAGCTACACAGCTATTAAAAACCAAATTGTCCGCGCTCTGCTGAACGCGGATTTCACCATAACTGACCGCCTGTATGTCGGACACGAGGATGATACCGGCTACCACCATTACGCCATTGATGTGGCGAAAATTTATGAACTGGAGGAATAACAAATGGCTACTATCGGGCTTGATAAGCTGTTCTACTCTAAAATCACAGAGGCAACGGACGGCACCGAAACTTACGGCACTCCCGTTTCTCTCGCCAAGGCGATGAAAGCGGATTTGTCGGTCGAGCTTGCGGAAGCGACGCTTTACGCGGACGACGGCCCCGCCGAGGTCGTGAAGGAATTCAAGAGCGGCACTCTCTCGCTGGGCATCGACGATATCGGCGTTGCGGCCGCCGAGGATCTAACCGGCGCAAAGCTTGACGACAATCACGTCGTGGTCTCCGGCAGCGAGGATGGCGGCACTCCCGTCGCGGTAGGCTTCCGTGCAAAAAAGTCAAACGGAAAGTACCGCTATTTCTGGCTGTACAGAGTGAAATTCGGCATTCCGGCGACGAACCTCGCCACAAAGGGCGACAGCATCACCTTCTCCACCCCCACCATCGAGGGTACGGTCTTCCGCCGCAACAAACTGGACGGGAACGGCAAGCATCCGTGGAAAACCGAGGTTAACGAGGACGATACGAGCGTTCCGGCTTCCGTTATCACCGGCTGGTACACGCAGGTCTACGAGCCTGTGTTCACAGCGCAGACCGGAGGTGAAAGTTAATGGCTGACGAAAGAAGCTCTAAAATCACCATCGGCGGCGCGGAGTATGAGATGCTCCTCACCACAAAAGCGACGAAGGAAATCGCGGGGCGCTACGGCGGGCTTTCCAATCTCGGCGAAAAGCTGATGAAAAGCGAGAATTTCGAGATGGCTCTCGATGAAATCGTATGGCTCATTACGCTGTTAGCCAATCAGTCGGTGCTGGTACACAATCTGCAAAATCCCGCAAAAAAGCGTGAGCTGCTCACGGAGGAAGCCGTCGAACTGCTTACCTCACCCTTTGAGCTTGCGGATTACAAAAACGCCATCATGGACGCAATGTATAAAGGTACGAAGCGTCATGTGGAAAGTGAGGACGAACCCTCAAAAAACGCACCGGTCGGGTAAGCGACGAAGAGTTGTTTGCCCGGCTGATTTTTTATGGAACGACCCTGCTTGGTCGGTCGGAGTCCGAAGCGTGGCTGATGCCGATCGGACATCTGCTCGACCAGTGGGAGATATACAAGCAGTTTAACGGCTTGGCAAAACTGAAACGAGAGTATTACATCGACGAAATCATACCAAACGGCATCTGAGGAGGTGGTGAGATATGGCGGATAATTTCGGCTTGAAAATCGGCGTCGAGGGTGAAAAGGAGTTTAAAAAGGCACTCTCCGACATCAATCAGTCGTTCAAGGTTCTCGGCAGTGAGATGAAGCTGGTCGAGTCCGAATTCGGCAAAAACGAAAACAGCGTCCAGTCCCTCACCTCCAAAAACGAGGTACTGACCAAACAAATCGACGCCCAGAAAGATAAAATCGAAACGCTCCGCAAGGCGCTGGAAAACGCCTCCGACTCCTTTGGCGAGAACGACCGCCGCACACAACAGTGGGCGGTGCAGCTTAACAACGCGCAGGCGGAACTCAATGGCATGGAGCGCGAACTGAAGGACAACGAAAAGGCTCTGGACGGTGTGGCCAACAACTTTGACGATGCCGAGAAGCAAGCCAACCAGTTCGGGGACGAGCTTGAAAAAACAGGTAAAGAAGCCGATTCCTCTGGCGGAAAGTTTGAAAAGCTCGGTTCCGTAGTCAAGGGAATTGGCGTGGCTATAGGTGTGGCTTTCGCCGCTATCGGCACCGCCGCAATCAGCGCAGGCAAAGCTCTGGTCGATATGACTGTGGAAGCCGCCGCCTATGCGGATGAAATGCTGACCCAAAGTACTGTTACTGGTATGTCGGTGGAAAGTCTGCAGGCGTACTCCTACGCCGCCGATCTGGTGGATGTGTCGCTTGACACGCTGACCGGCTCTATGGCGAAGAACGTCAAGTCGATGTCGAGCGCGGCAGACGGTTCCGCAAAATATGCTGACGCGTACGCACGGCTTGGCGTATCGGTTACCGATGCCAACGGCAATCTCCGAGACAGGGAGGACGTTTATTGGGAGGTCATCGACGCACTTGGCGGAGTCTCCAACGAAACGGAGCGTGACGCGCTCGCTATGCAGCTATTCGGCAAGAGCGCGCAGGACTTGAATCCCCTCATCGCCCAAGGCAGCGAGGGCATCGCCGCACTGACCGATGAAGCGAAACGCATGGGCGCTGTTCTCAGTGAGGAGAGCATCGAAAAGCTCGGTGCGTTTGACGATTCCGTACAGCGGTTGAAGCAAGGCTCGGAAGCCGCCAAGCGCGTGATGGGTACGGTGCTCTTGCCGCAGCTTCAGACGCTTGCGGACGAGGGAACCACGCTGCTCGGCGATTTCACCTCCGGCTTGGTGGACGCCGGAGACGACTTCGGTAAAATCAGCGAGGTCATCGGAAACACGGTCGGCGGGCTGGCCGACATGATCATGGAGCATCTACCGAAAATCATACAGGTCGGCATGGACATCGTCATGGCTATCGTGAACGCGATTGTCGAGAATTTGCCAACCATCGTGGACTGCGCGTCCTCCATCGTCATGACGCTCTTGGAAGGGTTGATTGACGCGCTCCCCGCCATCACAGAAGGCGCGTTGCAGCTTGTCCTTACACTGGTTCAGGGCATCATCGACAATCTGCCCGCCATTATTGAAGCCGCGATTCAAATGATCGTGACGCTGGCACTCGGCATAGCGGACGCTCTGCCGGAACTGATACCCTCTATCGTCGAAGCGATTCTCCTGATTGTTCAGGTGCTGCTCGACAATATGGACAAAATCCTCGAAGCCGCCTTCGCCATTATAAAAGGGCTGGCGGAGGGCTTGCTGAACGCCCTGCCGGAACTGATCGACGCGCTCCCCGAAATCATAACGACTATTATTGATTTCATTACAGACAACCTTCCTGAAATCATTGAAATGGGCATCGAACTCACCGTTCAGCTTGCGGTCGGGCTGATTAAAGCCATACCGCAGCTTGTGGCTAAACTGCCGGAAATCATCGCCGCTATCGTGACCGGGCTGGGGAAAGCGGTCGGCGCTGTGTTTGAAATCGGCAAGAACATCGTTACGGGCCTATGGGAAGGCATCAAATCCCTTGGCTCCTGGATCAGCGACAAGGTTTCCGATTTCTTTTCCGGCATTGTTGACGGCGCAAAATCTCTTCTCGGAATCAACTCGCCGTCAAAGGTATTCGCCGGAATCGGTGAAAATATGGGCCTCGGTATCGGCGAGGGCTTCACCGACGCCATGAAGGACGTTGAAAAAGATATAACAGACGCTATCCCAACCGACTTTGACCTTGATATGAATACCGGCATCCATAAGGTGATGAACGACACCTCGCTCGACGTGAAGAAAACCGTGGAACATACGGGCATTATCCGGGTCGAGGGCGTTAGTAACGAAGGCGAGATGACCTCCGTCGTGGATATCATCATCGACAGGCTCAGACAGGAGGTGCGTGTATGAGTTATCTGAAAAATACGGAAACGGACGAAACCATCACGCGCTTTGTCACCTTCCGAAAAAAGCAGGAGGTCATCCGCACGGTGCAGACCGCCCTTGACGGGACAGAGTATCTGACCCGTTTCGGTTCGCCGACCGTGCATTATGAGCTGACGCTCTATGTTAATGAAGCCGGGAAAACTGTGCTGATGGATGCCGAGGACAGCGTCCCGCTGCTTGAATGCTCTGTAAAGCAAGGTGTTTTCACAGGGAGGATTGTTGAACTCGGCGATTTTGATTATCAGGCGGCAAGCTGGTATAAGGTCACAGCCACCCTTGCTGCGGTAAGCGAGGTGAGCGACCCATGAGAAGCATACCGACAGCGCTAAAAGAAAAACTCGCTAACCGCTTCAAGGTCGAAAACACCGACAGTATGGCAAAGCTCCGCGTGGTAGCCACGCAGACCTCCGTCAATTCGCTGCTCTCCGAGCCGATTCACGAAGATATTGCTCCCGCGTTCGGCGATGTGGCTGTGCGCCAGACGGCCGGAGAATCCGATTTATCGCTTGCTTATGCCATCTGTTTGGACGACGGTGTGGCAAAGGTGTATAAGCGGAAGTTTCCTGCTGGCATGGAGTACCTGTGGGAATACCAGTGGACGCTCGGAGCGGCGACCGATGTGGCGATTGAGTTTAACGGCGTGTGGAAAATGAACGCCGAAAAAGAATGGTATTACCTTCAAACCGAGGAATATCCCTATGTTTTTTATATACGAGATGGGAATCTGTATGTTCAGGTCTGGCGTGACAGCGATAATGCCTCTCTGCTTGCAACTGGCGTTTCCCAGATATCCGCTTGCAAGGGCTGGCAGTCCAGTGTGGAACCGGATCTTGACCAGGGCTTGCTCATCGGCTACCTCAAAAGCGGCTCGGTGTTTTACCGGGCGCTGTGCTGTCAGGAAAACGGAAGTTACGTCTGGGAAGCGGAGCATGAGGTCACTACGCTTGGTACGGGAAACACGACGCTGTCAGTTATCCGTACCAATGATTTTCGTATCGGCTTTCTGACGCAGAATAACGGCCGGATGCTGCTGGTACTGACCCACCGAAACTATGCCGGAATGAGCGTCCGTCCGGAAACAGTCCATATCAACGCTTCAAACGTGAAGATGTGGATTTCCGATATAACCGAACTGGACACGCTGAACAAGGAGTACGCATCCGGGAATACCGCCTATCCCTATGTTCTGCTGGATGCGCCAAACACCGAAGAAATTTCCGTGGCCTCGGTGGAAAAGTTGAACCGCGAGACGGGCTTCGTTTGTTACGGATTCAAAATTCATCTCACAAAGCCTTTAAACGGAAGCGTTGACGCGGGGTTTTCGGTAAAATGCACCCTCTCCGTTTCCGGTGTAACCGTTACCTCTGCGGCCTATGACAGCGAGGAACAGGCGCTTGTCCTTTATACGAGCGCCGATATCCGCAGGACGGTAGCCGTGACCATAACGATGCCGGAATACCGCTCGCTCTGGTATTACAAGTTGGGCTCACAAAGATGGTTCCTGCCCGCGCTGAGTGCTGTCGCCGCCGCCGAAACCGTAGACTTCCAAACCTACGAAAACGAAACGGCGAGCATTTCGATAGTTTCAACAGAGGCGTGGATTGACGAGGCTATATTCATTAATTGTTACCAGCCTGCGCATACAGCGGTCATTGCGGTTGTGGCTTCGTCTGTGAGCCTGCAGCCTGTTTCCACATTACCGATTTAGGAGGTTTTCAATATGAAGATACAAGAAAGAGCCGTTCTGCATAACCGGTTTGACGTCAAGGTTGTCGACGCCGTAAGCGGCAAGGTCAAGCAGACGGCGGTCGGCTTCAACGTCATTACAGATTATTATTTTAACTCTCGGCTGACAGGCTCACCCATGACGATAGGAAGCGACCTTCTGACCTATATTTCAATCGGAACCGGTTCCGGCACCCCTGCCGTTACGGATACGGCTCTTTTTACCCATCTGACGCGAAAAGCCGTGACGACATTGGAAACAGTCTACGCTTATCCAACGTCGCATACTACTAAGCAAATCAAGCTTGAAGCTACGGAATGCAACGGCAGTACAATCACAGAGGTAGCGCTCGAAGGAAAGCGTTCCTACACACTTAGCACTTATTACTACATTGTGTCCCATGCCATGCTACAGGATTCCGAAGGGAATCAGATCGCCATCGCTAAAACCGATACGGACGTGGTGTATATAACCGCAACCTTTTATGCCACCTGTACCCCTTCCGGCTTCGGTGCAAACGGTGTATATCCTCCAGCGGAAAACAATTCTTTGCTTCAATGGCTGCTCACCGGCAATACGGACGGGTATGTGCGCTTTTCCCGCTTCCCCGTGGAGCATTCCTCGGATTTAGCGCTAAAGTATTCAGGGAGTAAAAGCTATTCCTTTACAGGAGGCACCGGTAATACAACCACTTATCAGTATGATCTGCCCGTCACCACATTCCTTGACAGCGAGTGCAACAATCGGCTGGTTAAGCACCTTGGCGTCGCCGGAGTCGGCGCGTTCACCTTTCCGAACCATGACGTTTTTCCGCCCTATGCGGTCGACCATCTCGTCATTGGCGAGGGCGACGGAGTCACCACCGAGTTCAGTATGAAGTGTCCGCTGATTCAGTCCGGGACCGTCCGTATTTTTGTAAATGACACGGAAATGACTGAAGGCACGGATTACACGGTGGATTTGGAGAACAACTGCGGCGACTGGTATGAAAATTATCATACGGCGGCGATGACCTGCAAAAGCGCCGGAATATCCTTTGGAGACCTTGCGACAAAAACGCCATACACAGGTCGAAACTATCGAGATCCCATAGCTTGGTGGGATTGTTATGACGATACGATGTATCCTTCCTCCTGCACGGTGAGCGATGTCAGCCCGATAAAAATAGACTTCGGTTCGGCAAAAGCCTGCAACACACTGAAGCTTGATATTTTGACCGTACCGTCTGCAAGGCTCGATACTCTCAGAATACAGTATTCAACCAATGACACTGACTGGACGGACGTATCAGGGCTTTCGAGGACGGGTCAGGTTTGGAAATTTACAGAAGTTTCGGCAAGGTACTGGCGAGTATTTTTAAGTGGCGAAGGAAACGCCACCGTTGTCGTCACATCAAGCAGCATGACAGGTTCGCCGATCACTCTCTCCGTGCCTGTGGCCTCATCAGATACGGCGAGCATTGTTGCGGGCAAGATAAAAACAGCCCTTGAAAACAATGCGAATATTTCCGCTTTGTACGATGCGTCGGTTTCGGATGCAAATGTTGTTTTAACCGCAAAAACGCCGATTGCTAACGTTTCGAGTTTGAATATCGCCCTGTCAAACGGGACTTGCGCTGGGCTGACCACCGTTTCAACCTCGACCAATACGACTGCCGGAGTAGCCGCTGTAAAGCAACAGGAAAATATCTATGTGACCGGAACTATAGGGACTGCGGGAAACGCAACGGTTGTCGTAACGGCCGCTGGAATGGCAAACTCGCCTATAACCCTTTCAGTGCCGGTTACAAGCGGCGACTCATCGACAACTGTTGCGACAAAGGTAAACGCCGCTCTCGCGCTAAATTCCAATATCACGGACTTCTTTACAATCAGTGAGGCAAACGGAAGATATGTCCGGCTGACCGCCAAAACAGCGGCGGATAATGATGCTACCCTGAATATCAGCATTGCAAACGATACTTGCACCGGTTTAACTGCTATACCGACATCCACAGTTGACGCCGCAGGCAATGCGGGAACAAAACAAGTGGAGACCTTAACCGTATCGGGCAGCGTCAGCTACAGCTGGACATACAGCTTATATTACCAGAGTTTCCCGACAAGAGACGGTCAGAGCTTCGGCTCTACCTTCTTTTTGGGTAAGACCGTGCCGGGGCTAAAGTTCACAACACCGCCTGCCGACGGCGCGGCGATTACTGCCAGCTTTGCGCTTGAATATCCGTTCAAGACCGAGAATAATCTGTTGCGCTTCACCTACTCGGTTCAACTGCAACGGGGGTGACGCCATGACGCTGACATTTGAATATACCCTTGATACCGGAGCAGGCTTGTATCCGCAGGTAATCCACACCTCGGACAACCTGCTCCGTTTCATATACCTCACCGCTGACGGCACCGTGGCTGGAAGCACAGCAGACCCGGTTCTCGGTTTGTATGACAGCCTGACCTATACGGAAATCGGCAGGATTTCGCCTGATGAAACGGTGTCGTATCCGAGCATCAAAAAAGTGGCGCACTACGGTGCGTACGGGTTCTGGAGCGCCGAGGGCGACCACCGTTTTGTGATGTATATGCTGCCGACCGACATTACAAATTCGTTTATCGACGGTTCGGTGAAATTCAGCATCGGCAGCGAGGTCTCGCAGATGTCTTGCACCTTGCTCAACATCAAGGGCGCACTGCTCAACCGCTACCGTGCTTTCGTGACACCCGGCACCAAGATGGAATTGCACTTTTCCCTCGGCAGCAACGGGGAAATCACGCTCGGCATCTTCTATATCGACCGCGCTTCGGTCTCGTACCCGGACGAAAAAGTATCCGTATCTGCCAGAAACGCAATTGGCAAACTGCTGAAGGAACAGACCTTCAATGAGGACAATACATTTGAAGAAACGACGCTTCAGCTGAACTTGCAGGAGATTCTTCGCCTCGCCGAGGTGGAGGATTTTTTTGTCGGCGACAGCGCGAAGGCGTGGAAGCTACGCTTCGAACCGGATGTCACCATGCTGGACGGCGTCAAGCGGGTCATCTCTCTGCTTGACGGCTGGAAGGTCGATGAAACGGCTAACGGTGTTATCGGCGTGGCGACCGCTACAGATGCCCGTTTCGACCAGCCCGCCGTGTATACCTTCGAGCGCGACAAGACCTGCTGGAGCTACAACGTGGAATATGACGATTCGGAAGCGGTCAGCAGGGTTTGCGTCACCTGCGCCGATCCGGAAAACACGGTTTACGCCACTGTCCCCAGAAGTAAATGGTGGGTGCAGCCTTCACATCGCACGACCTACGTAACCGCCGCCGACGGTGCGACTCTTACCGAGATAACGGCTATGGCCGAGGAGTTGGCGCAGACCATCGCCATATCCGGCAGGCAGGAGAGCTTCGTTGGCATCTTCACGCCTCAGCTCACCATGGGTGACGAAGTGCGCGTTGTCAGCGGTGCAAAGACCGAAACCATCGGTACCGTCACGGATGTGACGCACAATTTCGGCAGGGGCGGTTTCTATACGGCGTTCACCGTGGACAGCGGCGGACGGAAAGGCAAAGCGCGTCTTTCGGATTTAATCAGCAAAGCGTCTGAAAAGCTAAATCTGAACGGCGTGACTATTTATTAGGGGAGAAATTCATTATGAAAGAAATCTGGACATGGATCCAACTTATGCTCGCTGCTATCGGCGGTTGGCTCGGTTGGTTTCTCGGAGGATCTGACGGCTTTCTCTATGCGCTCATCGCATTCGTGGTTATCGACTATATCACGGGCGTCATGTGCGCGATTGTGGACAAGAAGCTGTCCAGCGAGGTAGGTTTCAAGGGCATCTGCAAAAAGGTGCTCATTTTTATGATGGTCGGTATCGGAAACATCATCGACGTCCAAGTACTGGGGCAGGCTGGGGTGCTGCGTACTGCGGTCATCTTCTTTTATCTGTCCAATGAGGGCGTGTCGATGCTTGAAAATGCCGGACATTTGGGGCTGCCTATTCCGGCAAAACTGAAGGAAGTACTTGAACAATTACACGATAGGTCTGGCAAGGAGGATAATTAAATGAACCTGCATAAACTCATTCTGACCAACAACGCCTGCTATAAGGCGGGCAGAACCATCACGCCGAAGGGTATCATGGTGCATTCCACCGGGGCGAACAACCCCAACCTGAAACGCTATGTCGGTCCCGACGACGGTTTGCTTGGCAAGAACCAGTACAACAATCACTGGAATCAGGACAAGCCGGATGGTCGACAGGTCTGCGTCCATGGCTTCATCGGCAAGCTGGCTGACGGAACGATAGCTACTTATCAAACGCTGCCGTGGAATATGCGCGGCTGGCACTGCGGCAGCGGTGCAAAAGGCTCCGGCAACGATACGCATATCGGCTTTGAAATCTGCGAGGACGGTCTGACCGATGCCTCGTATTTTTCTGCCGTTTACAAGGAAGCCGTGGAGCTTTGCGTGTATCTCTGCAAGCTGTACAGTCTGACGGAAAAAAACATAATCTGCCACTGCGAGGGTTACAAGCTGGGGATTGCCAGCAATCACGGCGACGTGATGCACTGGTTCCCGAAGCACGGCAAGAGCATGGATACCTTCCGTGCCGAGGTAAAAGCGGGGCTTGCCGCTGCTGCTCCCGTCGAACCGACCGCGCCGAAGAAATACTACCGCGTCCAGCTTGGTGCATTTTCCGTCAAGGCAAACGCTGATGCACTTCTCGCGAAAATTAAGGCGGCGGGCTTCACTGATGCTTTCATCAAGTACAGTGAGTAACGCTCCGACAAAATGATATTCCGCGTTTGAACGGAAAACAATAAACCACAGGTCAACTACTTGACCCACAGTTATAGCCCGTCGAGAATTTTTTTCTTCGGCGGGCTTTTTTGCTTTTTTCAGAAAACACCTCCCCAAAACTGCCTCCATTTCTCCGTATAGCGAGGAGGTGGTTTCCATGACCAACGAACAGAAATCAACCATCATGCGGCTACGCTCGGAAGGCTGTAAATATGCGGCAATCGCTGAGGTTGTCGGGCTTTCCATCAATACCGTGAAAAGCTACTGCCGCAGACAAAATATAAATGCGACAGTCGCAGCCACGCCGGATGAGAACGGCGTTCCCCTCTGTAAGCAATGCGGGAAACCGCTTGAACACATGAATGGTAAGAAACCGAGAAAGTTTTGTTCGGACGCTTGCCGTCACGAGTGGTGGAAAAGCCATCCAAACGAAATCAACAAGAAAGCGTTTTATACAAAAACCTGCGTTCACTGTGGAAAGTCATATACGGTTTATGGTAGACCACACAGTAAATATTGCTGTCATGAATGCTCCGCGAGCATCGCATCAAGAAAGCGGAGGCGAGTGCATGACACTGGACAGGAAAACAAATCTCATGAAATACAAGGCGGTCGTCGCCGTACTTAAAAAATGGCTGTCCGAGGGACATATATCTGCTGCCGATTATGCCAAAATCGAAGAAAAAACAGCGGCCAAATACAGCATATCTTTGTGTAGTATATGGCGCGAATTGCCTTGATTTATCTGCCTTTTAGAGCGAATATATGACCCCTGAAAGGAGATGAAGCAGGTGTCAGGCAGTCAAATTGCGCGGGTAAAATTTACGCCGCGAGAAGATTTCGACATACAGCGCGTGGCGGCATACGCTCGCGTATCAAGCGGCAAGGATGCGATGCTGCAGTCCTTGGCGGCGCAGATCAGCTATTACAGCGAGCTAATTCAAAAACACCGTGGTTGGGAATATGTCGGTGTTTATGCGGATGAAGCTAAAACCGGCACCAAGGACAGCCGCGAGAATTTTCAACGCTTGCTTGTCGATTGCCGCGCCGGAAAAATAGACATGGTCATTACAAAATCCATATCGCGTTTTGCCCGGAATACAGTCACGCTGCTGGAGACGGTACGGGAACTAAAAACGCTCGGTACGGACGTCTTCTTTGAAGAACAGAATATCCATAGTATAAGCGCCGACGGCGAGCTGATGTTGACCATACTCGCATCCTACGCGCAGGAAGAGAGCCTGTCGGCAAGCGAAAACCAGAAATGGCGCATCAAGAAGAATTTCGAGGAAGGAAAACCGTGGGACTGTACCATGCTCGGTTACAGGGCAAAGGACGGCGTTTTTGAAATCGTCCCAGAGGAAGCCGAGACGGTACGGCTCGTTTTTACTTTGTATCTTGAAGGCTTTGGAAAACAGGCTATCGCCAACCGGCTCAATGAGATGGGCGTGGCTACGCGCTTTGGTAAAGGGTGGCATCAGGACACTATTGCAAAGATGCTCAGAAACGAAAAATACGCGGGAGACTTGCTCCTGCAAAAAACCTTCCGAACCGACCACTTGACAAAGCGAACACGCGTCAATCACGGCGAACTCCCGCAGTATCTTGTGCAGGAAGCGCATGAGCCAATTATCGACCGTGCTACATTTGAAGCGGTACAGGCAGAAATCGAGCGCAGGGCAAACGAAACCACTGTGAAAAAAGGCACCATAACGGTATTCACGGGAACAATACGGTGCGGTGTTTGCGGAAAGAATTATCGGCGCAAAACCTCAAAAGCCGGCTTTGTATGGATATGTGCCACATTCAATACCAAGGGCAAGAAATTCTGCGCGTCAAAACAAATACCCGAAGAAACACTCAAGGCCGTATGCGCCGAAGCTCTCGTTACCGGAAGTTTTGACGATGACACCTTTGCAGCGCGTATAGATTTCATAACCGCGCTGCCGGACAATGTTTTGGAGTTTCACTTCAAAGACGGTCAAACGACAGCGGTCGGATGGCAAGACCGCTCACGGCGGGAAAGCTGGACGGATGATAAGCGACAGGCGGCACGGGAAAAAGCGACAAGGAGGAACGGCTAATGGCGCGAACAGTTACAATGATACCGGCGTCGGTCACATCGCGCTTTTCCAATCTTCCTGTATCCGTTCCGAAGCAGCGGCGTGTCGCCGCATACGCCCGTGTATCCACTGAGAAAGAGGAGCAGCTTTCCAGCTACGAGGCGCAGGTCGATTACTACACCAAGTACATCAAGGAGCGCCCCGACTGGGATTTCGTCTTTGTGTATACGGATGAGGGTATCACAGCGACGAACACCAAAAAGCGCGACGGCTTCAATCAAATGATAAAGGATGCGCTGGACGGAAAGATTGATCTCATCGTAACGAAGTCAGTCAGCCGGTTTGCACGGAACACCGTAGACAGCCTGACAGCAGTACGAAAACTCAAGGATGCCAATATCGAAATCTACTTCGAGAAGGAAAATATATGGACATTTGACGCCAAGGGTGAGTTGCTTATTACGATAATGTCCAGCTTGGCACAGGAGGAAAGCCGCTCCATTTCGGAAAACGTCACATGGGGCTGGCGCAAGCGCATAGCTGACGGCAAGGTGTCAATGGCATATGGGCAGTTTCTCGGTTACGAAAAGGGCGCGGACGGTACGCCGCAGGTCGTTCCGGAGGAAGCGGAGATTGTGCGCCGGATTTATACGATGTTTTTACAAGGCAAAACACCCACTGCGATTGCAAAGCATCTTACCGCGCAGGGAGTTCTGACACCCGGCGGCAAAGAAAAGTGGCAATGCACCGTCGTCGAGAGTATCCTGACAAACGAGAAATACAAGGGCGACGCACTGCTGCAAAAGACCTTTACCACAGACTTTTTGACAAAAAAGATGAAGCCGAACGAAGGTGAGGTTCCTCAATTCTACGTCACTGACAGTCACGACGGCATTATCGACCCTGAGGATTTCGATATGGTACAGGCGGAGTTTGCGCGGCGCAAGGCGCTGGGGCGCAGCTACACCTGTAAAAGCTGCTTTTCGACGAGACTTGTTTGCGGCGACTGCGGCGGCTTCTACGGTTCAAAAGTGTGGCATTCCAACGATAAATACCGCCGTGTGATATGGCAATGTAACAGCAAATTCAAAAACGGCGAGAAATGCACCACGCCGCATATGAACGAGGACGACATAAAGGCACGGTTTATAGCCGCGTGGAACGGTCTGCAGGATATACGCGATGAAGTTATCATCGAATGCCGTTTGGCAATTGCCGACCTTTTCGACAGCGTAGCCATTGATGAGGAAATCGCCGCGAAGAATTCCGAAGCCGAGGTACTTATCGAAATGAACCGCAAGCATATCGCCGAAAACGCGACGGCAGCGCAGAATCAGAAGGCATACAAAAAACGGCAGGACGAGCTGGTGACAAAGTACAACGATGTGTCAAAACGGATAACTGAACTCAAAGCCGAGAAGGAAGCACGTAAAAAGCAGCACACTGTGCTTACGGCTTTTGTGGACACGATGGAACGGCAGCACGGGACGCTCACCGAATTCAGCGAGAGCCTGTGGTTGGCGGTCGTGGAAAAAGCGACGGTCTATGCGGACGGGCGGCTCGTGTTTACGCTGATGAACGGTACGGAAATTGAATAGGGACGCGGAGGACGCCCTATTATATCATTAGGGCCTTAAGGCCTCGCGAAAAAAACATCTCCTATTATAGAAGGAGGTGTTTTCATGGAAACAAGATTTGAGCTCAAAATAAAAAGGCTTAGTATTAAAGCCGATGACGAGTTCATATACCTGAGCCTGTCAGAATACGAATGCATGATTAAAATCGCATTTGTAGACCTCAAGGCGATTGCCCGGAGCCTGATTAGCCAAATACAAGACACGAAAAGGATCGAGTAA